GGAAGTGGCCGACAAACGCTATTTTCAAGGCTTGCCCAGCCCAGCGGCGGCGGCGATTCTGGCCGGCGGCTTGTGGTTTTGCGTGGAAAACGGTTATGAGGTGGAAAACTTCAAGTACGTGGTACTGATCGCCACCATCGCCACCGGCCTGTTAATGGTCAGCAACTTCCGCTATTCCAGCTTCAAGGAAATCGACTTTAAAAACAAAGTGCCGTTTATCGTCACCATCCTGGCCATGTTGGCGGTAAGCTTTGTGATGGCGCAACCGCAACGCATGTTGTTTCTGCTTTCCGTGGCTTATGCCGCATCCGGGCCCATCGTGACCCTGGTGATGCGCAAAAAACGCCTGCTGTGATTTAGCAAGATTATTGTCGGGAAGCGGGAAGAAGAGGGATTTGGCCGGATTTGCAGGGATGGCGCGGGGTTTGGCGATTTTGGCGGGCGGAATCACAATATTAGATTTTGCAGATATAAGCGCAAAATTTTGGCGAACTCGGAACTAACTTGAACGCTTGCGACAAATGTCGCGCAAATTTTTTTGATCAAAAAAGCGAGGTTTTGAGGCGCAAGCCGATTTGGCTTGCAGGCGTTAACCTCAAAACCGTTTGCCGGCCCAGACGACGCGCCCGATGATTTGAACGTCGGCGGTGTCCAGCGGGTAGGCGCGATAGACGGGGTTGTCCGATATGACTTCGAGCTGCTGGGCGTTGATGCGCTGCAAGCGTTTGACCAGCAAGCCGCCGTCGATGCGCAGGCAGTACACGCCGTCTTCTATATATATAGTATGGGAGCGGTCCAGCATGACGACGTCTTTCTTATGTAGGGTAGGCTCCATCGAGTCGCCGGTGACGTGAATCAAGCAGCAATTCTCGGGGCTTAGGCCCATTTCTCCCTTCAACCAATCCTTTTTAAACGCCAGACGGTCAATGACGGGCTCTTGATCGATCAAAGAGCCGTGGCCGGCACTGGCGTAGACATCGTAAAGCGGCACATAGCAATAAGCGTCCGGATCGGGCGAGGTTGGCGCGCGCGCGGCGGTATGGTAGCCGTTGGGTGGCTCGGTGATGCCGCCCAGCTTGTGCATTGGACCTTCTTCCGTGGCGAGCCAGTCTATATATACCTTTCCAACAGCCGAGATGTTAATCAAATTTTTCATTGTTGGCTCTGATGTTCCGGCTAGATAGGCGCGTAAAGTTCCCTCTGATATATCAGACTTTTGGGCAAAGCTTCTTAAGCTTTCATCTCCGATCACGATTTTCAATCTTTCTTTAAAGTCCATAAACACCTCTATTGCTGCGTTCAAGTTAGCTTATTGAACTTGAACGTAACTTGAACGTTCTGTCCTAAAAGTTTTTTACGCGTTCAAGTTTTATAACTATTTGTTTTTATTCATATTTAAATATTTACGAGCAAAACTTCAGTTTATTTAACTTGAACGCGTATTTTCTGTTGATCTGCGTTAAAAACTGCTGTATCGTTTATCCCATGGAAAAGTTAAACAGCCCAAAAAAAGCCGGTCTTGAGGACTGGCACAGTGCCGACATCGTGGCGAAATTGCGCAAGGCCGGATGGTCTTTACGGCAGCTATCGATGCATCACCAATTGTCGCCCGGCACGCTAAAAGCGGCGCTGCAGTTTCCGTATCCCAACGGCGAACGGCTGATTGCCGCCGCCATTGGGGTAAAGCCCTGGGAGATATGGCCGAGCCGTTACGACTCAGCCGGCCATCCGAACCGGGGCAGAAAGTTGCGCGGTTTCAGACAGTTTAACGCTCAAAACGAAAGCTGCAACGTAAAAGTTAACGGGGGGGGATGACATGGCAAAGGTCAGAGATACGCAGACGCTAGACATCTTTGAGATACCCGAGGTGCATATCTGCTCCCCCGGCGAATGCCAATACAGCCGGGAAGTGGCGGAAGGCGTGAGTTTGCTGCTGGCAGAATCCGGCCGGATGGATCGTTACACGATCAGTGCGGAAGTGTCGCGGATCAGCGGCAAGGACGTATCCAAAAACATGCTGGATGCCTACGCCAGCCCGGCGCGGGTGGAACATGCCTTGCCGTTTTGGCTAGCGCCGGTTTTAGAAGAGGTTTGCCACAGCCACGTTTTAACCAATTGGCTGGTGGATAAACGCGGCGGCCGCGTCGCGTATGGCAAGGATGCGTTAAGAGGCGAGCTGGGCAAGCTGGTATTTCTGAAAGATCAGGCCATGAAGGACTTGAACGGCCGGATTAAACACATTGAAGCATTGTTGGGGAGTGAGTGATGAGCGATAAAACCGGTATTGAATGGACCGAAGCGACCTGGAACCCGGTTACAGGCTGTTCAAAAGTCAGCCAAGGTTGTAAACACTGCTACGCCGAACGCGACTGGCCTCGCATGCAGCATGTTCCGGCATATGCCGGCCGAAAATTTACCGACGTCGCTTGCCATCCAGACCGGCTTGATATTCCGCTTCGCTGGACAAAGCCGCGTCTTATTTTTGTCAATTCGATGTCCGATTTATTCCACGAATCGGTGCCGGATGATTTTATCGACAGGGTTTTCGCAGTGATGGCGCTGGCGAAGCAGCACACGTTTCAAGTGTTGACGAAACGGCCTGAGCGGATGCTGGCTTACTTGTCTGATCTTGGCTTGCGAGCTGAGCTTATAGGCATCGAAGCTGAAGCCATTGGCGGGATCGATAGGCACACAGAAGACTTAAAACAGCGCTGGCCGCTTCCGCTACAAAACGTCTGGCTTGGCGTTTCTGTAGAAGACCAGAAGGCCGCCGACGAACGCATTCCGCTGTTATTGCAAACTCCGGCTGCTGTGCGGTGGATTAGTGCTGAGCCGTTGCTTGGGCCGATTGATTTACGACGTAGCACAGGCTATCCATGGATCGGCGGAAAATTTGCCGATGGCCGTAAATTCGACGGATTGCTTGACTGGGTAGTTGTTGGCGGCGAATCCGGCAATAACGCGAGACCTATGCATCCAAACTGGGCGCGGGGTTTGCGCGATCAATGCGCGGCCGCCGAAGTACCGTTTTTGTTTAAACAGTGGGGCGAATTCGCTAATCAAAAAGCGGCTAGCCTTGCTATTGACGATTGCATGTACCTATCAAAATCAGGGGGATGGGTAGAGATTGATGGCACCTACTCATCTGGCGATCAAGCGGCGCCGATAAATAGCGATGCAGCTCATGTCTTCCGTATCGGCAAAAAAGCAGCCGGACGACTGCTCGCCGGCGTTGAGCATAACGGCTACCCAACCGTTTAAGACGCCATGAGCACCGAACACTTTTACACCGCCAAACAACTCGCCGGCCTGCCTGATATGCCTGGCACCGAGCAAGCTGTTAATCGGGTAGCAAAACGCGAAAGCTGGCCTTATCGCCAACGCGAAGGCCGTGGCGGCGGTCGTGAATATGCGGCTTCTGCCCTGCCAAAAGCCACGCAGAAAGCTTTACAGGCGCAACGCGACGAGGAAGTGGGCAAGGCTATTTTAAGCACGCCTGAAGCGGGAAGCGCCCTGCCCTGCCCTGCTCTATCGCTGACTTTGAAGGAATACGACATCCGCGACTGGCAGCGCACACAGCGCGACGCCCGCGACGGCGTCTGCCAGGCCATCACACGCTTGATGGAAAACGGCATTAGCATGGAAAAGGCTTACAAACTGCTGCTGGGCCAGTCGCTGGCCGCTGGCCCGGATAGCCACGAATACAAAATGCTAGAGCGCGCCAAGGATGCGCGCGGCCTGAAACGCGCCGTGGGCGATATCGACTTCCCTTCCCTGCGCAGCATTCAGCGTTGGATGGAAGCCGGCGATTTGACACCCAAAGCGCGGCAAAAAGACATGGCGGTGCCTGCCTGGGCGGGCGATTTTCTAGCCTGCTATCAATCGCCGCAAAAACCCAGCGTGGAACAGGCTTACACCGAGTTTTGCCGACACAACCCCGGCGAGCGGCCCAGCATCCATCAGGTGCGCCGCTTCCTGGATAAATTGCCGGCCATCGTGCGCGAAAAAGGCCGGATGGGACCGAGAGAAATCAAGAACATTAAGCCCTTCGTGCGCCGTACCTTCGAAGAACTGTGGCCGAATGACGTATGGAGCGCCGACGGTCACACCTTCGACGCCGAGGTGTCGCATCCGTTGCACGGCCGGCCCTTTAGGCCCGAGATTACCAGCATTATCGACATCGGCACCCGCGCCATTGTTGGGTTTTCGGTGGGCCTGGCCGAATCGACCTTGGCAACCGTGGATAGCTTGCGCCACGCCATCACAAACCACGGCGTGCCGGCCATTTTCTATGTCGATAACGGTTCCGGTTTTGCCAACGAGCTACTGGAAAGCGCCGGCACCGGCTTATTAAGCCGCTTCGGCATAACAGTTAAACATTCGCTGCCTTATAACTCCCAGGCGCGCGGCGTGATCGAACGCTTGCATCGCTCGGTGTGGGTGCCGGCCGCCAAAACCCTGCCTAGTTACATGGGCGCGGATATGGATCGGGAAGCCAAGCAGCTTAATTACAAACTGACCCGCACCGGCGACAAAGACGGCGTGGTCCGCATGCCGATCAGCTGGCAAAACTTTATTAAATTGTGCGAAGACGCTATCGAAGCCTACAACCAGCGCCCACATAGCACATTGCCTAAGTACGTGACCGCAGACGGCAAGCGCCGCCACTACAGCCCGGCCGAATACTGGCAGCACCGCGCCGAATCGCTTGAAGGTTATGAAGCGATCGTTATTGACGCCGACGTGGCCGAAACCCTGTACCGGCCGCGCGTTGAGCGCAAGGTGTTGCGCGGCGAGGTCAACTTGTTCGGCAACAAATACTTTGCCCAGTGCCTGGATGTGATGCACGCCGAAACCGTGCATGTGGCCTACGACGTGCACGACGCCCAGGCGGTTTGGATTTACGGCGAGGAAGGCGAGTTTATCTGCAAGGCCGAGTTCAACGGCAACGCCAAAGAATACTTTGCCAAATCGGTGATTGAAATGGCCCGCGACAAGCGCGCGGATGGCCGGATGAAGCGCGCCGAAGCGGCATTGGAAGAAATCACGGCGGAACGTAACGGCGGCAACCTGCTGGAAGCCATTCCGGTTAATGAGCTGCCCGGCATGGAAATCATCGCCAAGAAAGTAGAAGAGAAAGTATCCACCAGGATGGCTGTCACCATCCCGGAAGACCCCCGCGAGCGCCATTTGTTCTGGCGCGAGTGGACCCAAAAATCTGCAAATGGGACGGCAATCCCGGATGAGTTGCAGATGTTTATGAGCAGCTACCCCACGACCGCCAAATATAGGTCCTGGGAAGCGTATTACAACGCCGGCCGCGATTCCGCAACCGGTTAACTACGGAGACAAAATGATAGCAGAAATCAACAGCCCCGGTATCGCGCATATCGGCAACATGATGCAGTGCCAGACAGCTTTGGAGCGCGCCATCGAGCGCAATGCCAATTTGCCGGGCATGGTGTGTTTTTACGGCCCGAGTGGCTGGGGCAAATCGCTGAGCAGCAACTACCTGTGCAACCAGATGCGCGGCTATTACATCCAGGTGAAATCGATCTGGAGCAAGAAAGTCATCTTGCAAAAAATCCTGGGTGAAATGGGCATCAAGCCGGCGCAAACCACAGGCGAAATGTTAGACCAAGTTTGCGACCAACTTAGCGCCAGCCAACGGCCGCTGGTGATCGATGAAATGGACCACGTGGTGGATAAAAAAGCCGTGGAACTGGTGCGCGACATCTATGAGGGATCGCAAGCGCCGATTCTGATCATCGGCGAAGAAAATCTACCGCAAAAACTGAAAAAGTGGGAACGGTTCCACGGCCGCATCCTGGCTTTTGTCCCCGCGCTGCCGGTCGATCTGGAAGACGCACGGCGCTTGTCCAGCGTCTACGCGCCGGGCATCGAATGCGCCGACGAGCTATTGCGCAAGCTGGTGGCGGATAGTCACGGCTCGGTAAGACGGGTTTGCGTCAACCTGGATCAAATCCGCGAAGCCGCTGCCGAGCACGGCGCCAAAGGCATCGATTTGGGGTGGTGCAAAGCGCACAACGTCACGTTTTACAGCGGTGAGGCACCGAAACGGAGGGTAATGTGAAAGACCATAAAGATGTCGAGGAGAACGCCATTATGGTGGCGAGGCAACTCATCAGCTATGCCGAGTGCGCAACAGAACAAGACAAGGCCAATGTTTTGATGAAACTAGTTAGCGTCTGCGGCGTGGAAATGTGCAGAACTGTCGGGTTTTCCGAAGCGATTACAAGGATGCAAGGCACCACGGACTTTATTGCCAATTTGCCGGCTCGCGCTGGAATAAAGGTGCATTCGGTTGAAAAAATTACTTGGTTTACAGTCGATGAGCGATTGCCAGACGATGAAATGACTGTCCTGGTCAATCATCCTTCGCTCAATGAGCCTGTATGGCTTGGATATTGCCTTTGTGAGGGTTGGTTCACGGCAGATGGACAGCCTTTGCCAGATGGCGCGGTAACCCATTGGGCGGACATGCCATCAGGCAACGAGGTGACTTTATGAGTCATGCACGCAAACCCGCACACCTGGAATATGCCGGCGGCAAGTCGCCGCGTCAGCAGATTTGGGAAAAGATCAGGGAATTAAAAGCCTTCAATATCGACGATCTGGTCGGCGCTTTGCCGGGCACGATTGCCCGTGATACTACGCGCACCTACCTCAAGTCGCTGGTCGCCGGCGGCTATTTGCTGCACCAGCCAAACCACCCTTACGAGTATGTGGATTACAAGCTGCAAAAAGACAACGGCGTCGAAGCCCCCCGAGTCCGCAAAGACGGTAGCGAAGTGACCCAAGGCCGCGAACAGGAAAACCTGTGGCGCACCCTGCGCACCGTTAACCATCCCGTTAACTATAGGGAGCTTGCAGCACTGTCCAGCACGGCTGACCACGGCGTGACCCCGGCATTTGCTAAAGACTACCTGGCCAACCTGCATAAAGCCGGGTATCTGAGCAGGACCGACGCCAAGCCGTTCAAAGGCAGCTGCAAATATGTGTTGATCAGCGCGAAAAACACCGGCCCGCGCCCGCCCATGATCCAGCGCATCAAGCAGGTGTATGACCCCAACCTGGGCAAGATTGTCTGGACGGACAGCAAAGGAGACGATCATGACTGACGCCATCGACGAGACACGCCATCTGGTACAAGTAGCGGAGGCCGATAGACAAGCCGAAGCGCTTAAAAAACTGAAGCAAGCGGTTGCGGAAAGCTCAATATCCACCGTCGCCAAACGCCTGGACATACCGCGTTGCACGTTGTCTTTGGTCGTCAACGACAAATATCCCGCGAATCCGAAAAATATCCTGGCCAAGTTCGAGGCGGTTTTCGGCGGTGTGGAGTGTCCGCACCTGGCGCAAACCCTGACCCGCGAGCAATGCCGAGATTACGCCGGCAAGGGCCGCCCCAGCAACCCGCTGGGCCTGCAACACTGGCGCGCCTGCCAAAACTGCACACACAAAGGAGGCTGAGATGGCCGCGGAATTGAATCTAAAAATGGAAACCAATCACGAGCAGGTGTTTTTTGTGCAAACACGCTTATCCGAATTCGGCGATCTGGTCCATGTGACGTTGAGGGACGGAACAGATACGACAGAAGCCTTTTTGGACAGTCACGAACTCGACATGCTGATAGCCCTGCTATCGGCGGCCAAGGCACAACTCACACAGGCCAGACGGGAGGAACAGTAATGCACGTCATCATCTCTTTAGACGACCAGCCGGACGGCGGCGTCAGCGTTAAAACCCTGGCACACCCGGTTGTTCGCGGCGAGCAAGCCCGCGCCACGCCGGCCACCGAACTGGCGGATTTTTTAATGAAAGCGGTAGAGGTGTGGCAGCACACCCAAAACATGGATCTGCCGCAAGCCCATCAATTTGTACAGTCGCTGGTGAAAGAGCCGGCCAAACATCATTAGGAGGCACCTATGTATACCGAATCTGAATTAGCGGAAATAAAACTGGCCCGCGCCCAGCGGATACAGCGCGAGCAAGCCGCCCGCTATGCCGCGCAACAGCGGTTTGAGCGGGAAAACGCCCCGGCCCCAGCCAACGCCGCCGGCTTGGTGGTGACTTTGGCCATTGCCGCCGTGGCTGCTTACGGCTTGTGGGGGGGTGTGCAATGGGCTCAATAATCTTTGTATTTTTGATCGGCTGCGGTCTGGGGTTTTCGCTGGGCATGTTTGCCGCCTGCATGCTCAGCTTTGGCAAGGCCCAGGATGCCGAGCTGTACGGTGATAACGATGAACGATAACACCATGATCAACGTAGCCGGTTTGGCCGAGCTATTCGGCGTGCCGAGAGGCTCCATGAGCAATGCCATCAGCAGCCTGGACGGCTTTCCGGCCGGCCGGCGCCTGGGCCGCAAGGGCAAGCATTACCGGCTGGACGAGGTCCAGCGGTGGGCGAAAGGCAAGGACGTGGCCGGCTTGGTGCGCGCCGCCAATGCCCGCCGAGTGGCCGAGCAGAACGTCGGGCCGCTGGCCGCCAAGCCGATCAGCCCGTTTAACGACTTATGTTTGCGCTTTGCCGCCGGGGAATTCCTGCCGGCCCAACAAAAACAGCAAATCGATTTTAAACGCCTGGTGGCCAGAACCGCCAGACCCAAAACCCAATCCGTGCATCTGGTACATGACTGGATGCTGGAAGACGGCCCACGCGCCCAACATAGGAGAACAGCATGCCAGAAGTAATACCCACCGGATTCCGCGCCAACGCCAAGGGCCACTTAGTGCCGGAGGCAGAGATTAAGGACATAGACAAGCTGCGCGACGATACCGTGCAAGGCATCGTCAATCACGCACGGGGCGTACAGGAGCAGCTTAAGGCCTTTAAGCTGCAAACCTTTGCCGATATCGAAACCTTTATGACTTTGTCCGCCGAGCAATACAACGTCAAATGGGGCGGCGAAAAAGGCAATGTCAGCCTGACCAGCTACGACGGCAAATACAAAGTGTTGCTGGCCGTATCCGATCAGCTGGCCTTTGATGAGCGTTTGCATATCGCCAAGCAGCTGATCGACGAGTGCATCCACGCCTGGACCAACGGTGCCAGCAGCAACGTACAAGCCTTGATAGAGCACGCCTTTCAAACGGACAAACAAGGCAAGATCAATACCGCTCGGGTGTTAAGCCTGCTCAGCCTTAAGATGGACGGCGACGAAAAGTGGGCCAAAGCGATGGAAGCTTTGCGCGACAGCATCAAGACTGTCAGCAGCTGCAAATACATCCGGCTGTATGAGCGGGTGGGCACGACCAACCAGTATGAGCAAATATCGCTCGACATTGCGGGGTTATAGCCATGGTCCAATTAGACGATTTTGAAAAGGTCTTGATCAGTTTATTTCTCAGCGAAGAATGGTGGCGATTCCTGAGGTTTTGCAGCGATCGTGATGTGACCGAATCCGATGCGGAAGCGCTGCTGGCTAAGCTGGAGAAGGACAAATGAGCGCCTACATGACCCTGGAACGCATCGCCGCCCTACGCAACCAAGCCCAACAGCATCGGGATGCCGCCAACGATAGCCCGCGTTACGAGGTGTATTTCGCCGAAATGCAAACAGCGGCCTCGCTGGATGGCGAGGCGGATCAGTTGGAACACGAAACCATAGAGGTAATTTAGCCATGAAATTAATCAAACAAGCCACAACCTATAAATGCGCCTTACCGGCTGCGTCCGATCTGGAACAACACCTGGCTAAATTCGCTTTTGCCGAACCTGGCCCGCACGATTATTACAGTAACGGCTTCGTGCCCGTCATCGACGATCGTTATGTGATGCCCTTTCCTGGCGGCTACGCGATCAAGTTGAGAATGGCGGAGAAGATATTGCCGAAAGCCGCTTTAAGACAAGAAGCGGAGAAACGCTTGCAAGCGTTGCTGGACACTACCGGCGGCAAAGCAACCCGAGAATTGCGCAACAAGTTTGTCGATGAAGTCTTTAACGAATTAATCGCAACCGCGCTAGTACAAACGCGCGCCGTGACAGCCTATTACCACATTGATGACGAGCTGTTGGTGGTCAATAGCGCAAGCAAGCGTTTTGCCAATGCCGTTACCGCTTGGCTGGTTAAAGCGGTCGGCAGCGTCAAGGCCACCACGATTTATATCGACGGTATCAGTCAAAGCCTGACCAGCAAGCTATTGTCAGAGTTGGAAGGCGGCTCCGGATTCGCCGGGTTTGATGTGGGCGGCGTTTGCAAGCTGGCTGGCGAAGAAGGCACATCCGCCAGCGTCAAGCTGCATACGGTCAAGGAGGCGAAGAGTGGCCTCATCGAGCGGATTATGGCCGGGCAACAGGTTATTGAGCTGGAATTGAATAACGACGATGTGTCGTTTCGACTGGACAAGCGTTTCATCACCAAAGGCATTTACTTTAAACACGATATGGCGGAAGACGGATTCGAGCCGGATGACGCTATCGAAGAATTCCAGCACGAAGCATCCTGCCAAATGCTGTGGCTGTCGCAAGCCTTTCGCGATTTATTGACGTTGTTTGAATATAAAGCGCCCATGCCCGATGCAAATGGTGGTGCCGCATGAACACCCAACCCCAAGATTACAACATCCGCCACAGAGCCGAAAGTCGGCGGCGGGCGGCGCTGGGCAAGATTCATATTGGCAAAAAGCAACTGGACATGGACGACGACACCTATCGCGCCATGCTGTTGACCATTGGCGGCGTGAAATCCAGCAAGGATTTAACGCCGGAAGGTATCGATCAGGTAGTGCGGCATTTAGAGAAATGCGGCGCCAAGTTTGCCGCCGCCAAAAAACACGGTCGCAAGCCTCACAACCTGCCCAGCGGATCGGATCGGGCGCCGAAGATGAGCAAGATCGAGGCGCTACTGGCGGAGGCCGGCCGGCCTTGGGAATATGCGGTAGCCATGGCAAAACACATGTACGACAAGGACAATCTGGAGTTTTGCGACCATGCGCAGTTGAGCGGGATTATTGCGGCGCTGGTGAAGAACGCCAAGCGTGAAGGGCGGAGGACGGAATGAATATACTTATTTATGCATTAGTTACTGGGCTATGCCTTCATGAGTATCGACGCAATAAAGATGCGACGTTTGGGTTGTTGTTTATGGCATATTTGTTGCTGGTAGTTAAGGAGATTATGCACTATGCAGCTCAATAGATGCCCCATCTGCCACACCCGAATTAGCCTGGACGCCCTGGCGCAAGACGAAGCCGGCCGCGAATTATTGGGCATGCTGGCCAAGCTGGACACCGACACCGGTACCGCTCTGGTCGGCTACCTGGGTTTATTCCGGTCGAAAACCCGCGATCTGGCCAACGACCGTGCCTTGCGCATGGCCAAGGAGGTGTTGGCCCTGTCCGAATCGTTGCCGGCGCTGGCCGAGGCTATGCGCATCACTGTCGAGCAAATCCGCGCCAAAGGCGGCGACCCGTTGAGCAACCATAACTATCTGCGCAAAGTGCTGGGCGATTGCCACGGGTTCAAAACCGACATAGCCACGGTAGGCCGGGATAAGCCGGTAGGCGTTCCCGGCGGGGAAAGCCAATTGCCGGAAACGCTACCGCTTATTCCGGCCTACAAGGGTGGCAAAAGCAAAACCGCACAAGCCCTGCAAGCATTGGAGGAGTTCGGCAATGGTTGATCGGGAGATAGACTGGTTGCGCAAAGCCATCGGCAAGGGCCTGTCCGGGCTGGTGGTGTTGCACCTGGACGGCGGCCCCTCCGCCGAAACCGTACAACACACCGCCGGCGTCTGGTACCACGTCATGAAAAGCTGGCCCATCGTCTGGCACGAAGAACTGGACCGGCCCCGGCTGCGGGTGGCCTTTACCGCCCTGGCCAGCCAAGCCAACCGCTGGCCGGCGCCGGCGGACCTGCGCAAACTGCTACCGTCCCGCGCCTATCCGCAATCGGCGCTGGCCGAACCGGAATACCCGCTGGAAAAGCAAAAACTCAACTTGATAGCGATGAAACAAGTACAGATGCTGGCAGACAAGCGGGCGGCGCTGCTGCGCAAGCTGGACGGCGCCGATCAGTTGAAAGCGGCCTATCTGCGAGACGCCATCGCCAACATCGAACAACAGCAACGGGAGGTATACCAATCATGACCGACACCGCCCACCTGCCCACCCAATACCTGCCGGAGGGCCTGCGCCGCATCGCCACCTATTGCGGTTGGGATGTCATGTGGGCGATATGGGAAGAAGCCGCCGGCACCCGCATTCAGGTGCCCAAAGTGGCGGCCAACGACCATTGGATCGTTGCCAAGCTGGGCGCGCTAAAGGCACAAACCTTTTGCGAGGTATTCGGCGGCGAAACCCTGGTCATCAACAAAGGCGACGCCGCCAAAAGGGCTGTTCGCGACATGGCCATCCGCGCCGAACGCGCGGCCGGCGTGGATATGAAAATACTCTGCCGGCGTTACAACCTGACCTACCGGCAAATCCAAAGCATTACACGGGAAGACCCGCACGGGGCCAGCCGGAATTTTGATTTATTCGATTGATTTTTAACCACGGAGCAATCCACCATGAACCATCAGCAACAAATAGACCTTATCGCCACCACCACCGGCGCCAGCAAAGCCCACGTGGAACAGGTGCTAAAAGCCCAAGCCGACATCATTGCCGCCGAGCTGGTCAGCCAAGGCAGCATCCACCTACACGGTATCGGCTCCATCAGCGTATTGGACACCGCTGCCCGCAAGGGCCGCAACCCGCAAACCGGCGAAGAAATCGACATCCCGGCCGGCAAGCGCATCAAGCTGAAGGCCGCCAAGGCGTTGAAAGACGCCGTTATTTAAACCCGCGTGGGCACGTAACCCGTGCCCACCCTACTCGCTTTGCGTTATGCTACTTATCTCGCTCTAGTAACTTATCTAGCATCATACCTGTAATCAGTTGCTTATGTTGCAATAGCCCTGCAATATCAGACCACACTCCTGCCGGAATTTTTCTGTCTCCTGTCATCCATTGCCTAATTCTACGGGCATCTGACAAATTTAGATCTCGCGCGATATTGGTTTGCCATTGTTCTCCGTACAAGATTTTTCCCACCGCTGCCAGTTCATCAGGTCCATATTTTTTAGCGTATTCTGTTGCGGATACCCAATGATAAAAACCAATCCAAAACGGGCCTTGGTCATCGATTGGCATGCCGTTTGTTGGATCGGCTAAATCAGACGGTAGTTTGGAAAACAAATGCGCCAATTCGTTCTGGTCTGCATTTTCTCGCTCAGTCCTTTTACTAAGTAATCCGATAGCCTGTATCGGCCGTACAGGAGCAGTGTTTATAAATGATGTCGGCATATCAGAGCCAAAGATAGCTCTAAAAATCATGCCAATCGTGTACATGTGTTCGTTCGTGGGTTTCATTTACGTTCCTGGTTATTGCCCCACCGTAGGGGGCTTTAGTTTATGTATGTTATTTTGACAACTCGCGTCTAAACCATGCATTACTGCCTATCATCGCATCACGATTGTCAATCCAAAAACGAGATTCAGTGACGGCCATTGTGTCGTTTATGATAGCTGCCGCCTTGTCGTACATTGCCGGATTTTTTGTTCTGTCCTCTTTGGCTAGCAATGTGCGCAAGTTGTCCATGCTGGCATTTGCTTCAGCGCGTATTTTCTCAGCCCAGGCGATTTGTTTCTCAGATCCTGTTAAAGCTAGTAAGTCTTTATTTACTAATACAGCTTGCTCTTGTTGCTGTTTGCGATAGCACTCTGTGCATAGAGTTGTTTCAAGCCATTCCGCTTTGCGTTGTCTTTCGCCGTGTACATTAGTTCCCACGATGTTGTGGGTTACTACGTGGCCGCAAATGTGTTTGATTTGGTATTTTGACATGATCGCCTCCTTAGGCTTATCTGAGCGGCCCGGAATAGCCATCTCTTGGTATTCTATTGTACCTATTTTTAGGTACTTGTCAAGTTTTTATTTTAATCCGCATAACACAACGCTCCAGCGCGACGGCGGAAAATCACCGCCGCGCCTGAGCTAAGCGTTTACAACGCAAAAAGGCCGGGTTTCCCCGGCCTTTTTTGTGTGTTTATCCGATGTGCGGATCGTCTTTGACATCGTAGCCCGTCAAGCCGTTATCCATCCGCTTAGTGATAAAACCCACCGCTTGCGCCGTGCGCATAAGGGCGACGATCTGTCGAGTGCGGAACAGGTTTGCGCGTTTAGCGGCGGTGATGTGCGGCGTGGCAAGACAGGCCGTCTTATTCATCGATTGGGTTTTGCCGATATCGGCATAGTGTGCGACTGGCGGGCCGGTGCTGGCCGATGCGGTGGGCGCGTAGAGCATCGCCGCAAACATCGTCACCAGTAGCGCCATAACACAGCGTGCTAGAAATGAGAGTTTTTTCATGTTAACCTCGAATTAAGGGTTTGCCGTAAGGGCGCGGCCATTACACAGCGCCCGGCAAAACCCTGCCCCGCGAAGCCCTTCGCATCCCCCGAATCCACCTGCAACGATAGACTGTCTCAAACCCTGGAGACAGTCATGCTTACCTGTTCCGATACCGGAATCAATTTAATCAAAACCCACGAGGGCGTAAGGCTCACAGCATACCTATGCCCCGCCAACCGCTTGACCATCGGTTACGGCCACGTGCTGTTGCCCAAGTGGGATTACGGTTTGTTCAGGCGTATCAGCGCCGCCGAATTGGCCCGACTGGTGGCGGAATGCCAAGCCCGCCGCGTCGTTACGCACGAAGCGCAAGTGGTGCTGAAGATTCGCCAGGATCAAGCCGATGCCTTGCTGGCCAAGGATGTGCAACAGATAAGCCATTTCCTGAATTCCGTCTTGCCGCCGCTGAATCAACACCAGTTCGACGCGCTGGTGTCGTTTGTGTTCAACATCGGCCAGGGCCAGTTCGCCACCTCAACCTTGCGCAAAAAGCTGCAATTCGGCGATATGGCCGGCGCCGCCAAGGAGTTCGACCGTTGGGTAAAAGCCACCGATAAACAAGGCGAAAAAGTCACCCTGCCCGGTTTAGTCACCCGCCGCGCCGCCGAGCGCGCGTTATTTGAACAAGAGGCTTAACCCATGACATTACAACAACTCATTTTGATGTATGCCGACCAAAAGAGCGCTTATGAACGGGATATCAATACCGTGCGGACGCGGATGGCGGCGGACGAGACCACTAGCACTCTGTTAGCGCTGGAAATTAGGCGATTAAGTAGTCTGTTAGACGGAATCACTTATTACCACCGCCAAATGCAAGATGCTTTATTGGCGCTGATGACCAGCGGCATTAGCCACCGGGCGTTTTTGAAATTCGTGCGGAGCCTGCCATGAGCGAAACCAAGCACATAAGCCAAAGCCGAACCCTGTGGTTCAACCTGGCCATGGCCGCCTTTGCGGTGCTGGTCGATCACGTGGGGTTGCTAAGAGGCTACATGTCGGATGGCGGCTATCTGACGCTGATGATGTTTGTCAGTGCGGCAAACGTGTATCTGCGTAGCATCACCACAACCCCTATCACCTTTAAAAAGCAGAGTGATTTATGAGTGCCTATTTAGTCATGCTTGGCTTGATTGCCGTGCTGTTTTTGCTGAATGTGATTTTGAGTTATCGCAACCGCATCGAGCAGGCCAAGCACAAAGCCGAAATTCAGAAAACCGTATTGGAAGCTGTAACGGCAACAGCGCAACACCGTCGCAGGCTGGACGACGACCTGGCCATAGTCGAGGAGAAACACCGTGTCGAAACCACGTTTGAGCGTAGCCATTTGGCTGATCGTACCGATTTTAATGACGACTGGGACGGGTTGCCAAACCACGCCTCCGGTTATGTTGCCCCAAATAGTGGCGCTACCGCGGCCGGCCCGGCCAGTGTTGCCGACGATTAAGCCCGATGAGTTGCAATGCCTTAGCGACGACGCCTATTCCAGGCTTGCCGAGCGCAACAGGCTGCAGCGGCAATATGCCGAAAAATTGGAAACCATCATTCAATCGACACATGCACAAGGACAGCAATGAGCGATGAAATAGACCGCGCCAACGATACTGCGGAATTCAATCTGCAAGTGGCGCTGGCAAAGCACAAGCAGCAAACCGGCAAGACCAGTCTGGAGTTTTGCGACTTTTGCGGCGTCCCGATCCCGGAAGCGCGGCGTCTGGCCGTGCCGGGGGTGGATCTGTGCGTGGATTGCCAAAGCGATGAAGAGCGCAGGGAGAAATACCGGTGAGCGTGGAAGAAGCCAAGCTGACGTTTGACGTGATCCAGACGTTGATGATTGCCGTGATTGGCATCATGAACTACCTGAACAACCGCCAGCGGGTGACCAATGCCACCATCAATGCACTGAAAGACAGTGTCGACGCCCGGCTGGATAGCCAATTCGAGCGGTTGACACGGCTGGAGCAAGACGTAAAGCACGCCCCAAACCATACCGATCTGGCCGAGATTTACCGGGAAATGCGCAACATGACGGCGGCCATATCCAGCGTCAACGCCGCCATTTCCGGGCAGGCGGCCGCGCTGAAAGCGCTGAATGATCAATTGATATTCATGAGCCAACTGGGCAAGGGTGATCGATGAGTGTGCATGCGGCCACGTTAATGCTGCATTTTCGCGGCTACCCGGACGGCGTCGATGTTGAAAAGCCGCTGTATCAAATGCGCGAAAAATACCTGTATCACTGCATTGCACTGATCAATGACGAAGGCGAAGCGCGTTTGGAAGGGTTTGAGGGCGTGCAGTGCCTACCGGAAGGAACAAAGCTCAACCAATTTAAGCAGATTTTAAAACAGTGCGGTCGGCATGGTGCGCGTTTAGTGACGTACCGGCACAACGGCATTGCACACAGTCATAACCTGGAGAGGCGAGGATGGACTACAACACACACGTGACCGCCCGCCGGCGGCTTTCTATTTTAGAGATTTTGAGCAGCATCCCTACCGTAACGATGCACGAAGTGGATATGAAGCGCACCCTGGTAGATGCCAGGCAAGGCGTGGATACCGAAACCCTGCGCGACGATTTACGCTGGCTGCATGACCGCAACCTGATCCACACCACCCAGCCAGGCGGCGTTTGGTTTGCCACATTAGCCCGGCGCGGCGACGATGCCAGACAAGGGCTAATTGTGGAAGACGGTGTGGCTAGGCCGGAGCTGAAATAATGCCACCCCGCAGCCCGCTAGACACCCTGCCGGAATCGGTCCTGACCGAACTCAACCAGCGCCTGATCGCCAATGGCTTCAGCGGCTATGTCGGTCTGGCGGAATGGTTGACCGAACAAGGCTACCAAATCCGTAAATCCGCCGTGCACCGCCACGGTTCCGCCCTGCAAGCGAGTATGGAGAAATCCATCAACCGGGTGCGGGAGCGGATGGAGATTGCCAAGGCGCTAAAAGGCGCGAGCGACGAAGATAAGGCCGCACTGATGGAAGCCAACGAGATGGTGGCGATGGATCAAATCATGGACATGTTCGAAGATGTTGGCGGCTGGGATGAGGCGGACCGGGTGAAAGCCGTGCCCAAGCTAGTGCGGGCCATCGCCGACCTCAACCGCTCCGCCATCACCAGCGCCAAATGGAAAAAGGAATTCGAAGAAGCCTTGCACGCAGCTCGGCTTGACGTGCTTAAGAAAATGGCCGAATTCATTAGGCAGCATTATCCCGAGTTCCGCGAGCCGTTTGCCAAGATCATTACGCCGTTCGCCGAATGGTTGACTAATGCTAAATCCTAAAAAAACGCGCGAATTTTTAGGCGATGTCTCAGACCTGGCAGAAGAGGTTGCCCGCGAGGTGGCCGGCGAAGAGTCCACGCAAGCCCTAGATTTTCGCGACTGGTGTCATGAGGCAAGCCCGGAGTTTCGATGGGACTGGCCGCACTTGGCCTACATTCGCGCCAGACTTGAGCCTATTACCGAAATGCTTGAGCAATCCCTGAAAGGGGTTGTATCCGAGCACAAGCCCCGGCATCTAATGCTGTCGGTGCCGCCCCGCCACGGTAAATCCGAACAGGTTACAGTGCGTTATCCCGCCTATTTGATGGAGCGCTTTCCAACGCTACGCACCATCGTTGGCGCATACAACGCGGCATTGGCCCTGAAATTTAGCCGCAAAACCCGCCGCATTGCCGCCCAACGGATGGCATTATCCAAGGACGCCAATACTACCGGCGAATGGGAGACAACAGAAGGCGGCGGCTTGCGCGCAGTCGGTGCCGGTGGCGGTGTCACCGGTCACGGTGCCAACCTGATCATCATCGACGACCCGGTAAAATCCCGCGAGGAAGCGGAGTCTGAAACCTACCGCGAGAAGATTTGGGACTGGTTTACCGACGACATCTTTACCCGGCTGGAGCCGGGTGGCGTGATGATCATCATCATGACGCGCTGGCATGAAGATGATCTGGTAGGCCGCATTCAGAAAAGCGACTTTGCCGACGACTTCGAGGTTGTCAATCTGGCCGCCGAAGCCGAATACGGTGATCCGCTTGGCCGTCCTGTCGGTGCCGCCTTGTGTCCGGATCGATTCAACGAAACCGCCCTGGCCAAGCTGCGCACGATCCTGGGCCGTAGTTATTACTCGCTATACCAAGGCCGGCCGGCGGCGGTGGACGGCGACATCATCAATATCACCTGGTTTAAACGCTACCGGTATAAACCGGCATTTCAGCGCATCGTACAAAGCTGGGATACGGCGCAAAAAGCCGCCAAAAAGAACGATTACAACGTCTGCACCACCTGGGGCGAGAGCGCAGAAGGCGACAGTTATTTGCTGGATGTTTACCGCGAAAAGCTGGAGTACCCAAAGCTCAAACGCGCGGTTATCGAGATGAAGAAGCGCTGGGCACCGAGCGCGATATTGATCGAAGACAAGGGCCACGGCACCGCGCTGGGCCAGGAACTGAAACAGTTACCCGGCTATAGCGTGATCATGATCGAGCCGGAAGGCGACAAAGTGACCCGGATGAGCGTCGAATCGTCGGCGCTGGAATCGGGCCGCGTCTGGGTGCCGGAGGAGAACATGGTGCCCTGGCTGGCCGAGTTTGAAAACGAATGTACCAATTTCCCCGCCGTCAAACACGACGACCAGGTCGACTCGATGAGTCAATACCTATTCTGGAACCGTAACCCTAACAAGAAAAAAGCGGATTACCGCAGCTGGAGCTTGCCATGGCTATAGACCGCACCTCCGACCAATTCCTATTAGACGCCTACACCGGCAAGGGCGGATTTGCCACCGGCGACTATCTTGTGGCCCATCCGCGCGAGTCGGTCGATAAACACGACCGCCGCAAGGAATTGGCGGTTTACCCCAACTATTGCCGCAAAATCGTCGATGTATGCATGGGCTTTCTGTGGAAACAGGCCCCGGCCCGCGAAACGGACGACCTGTACAGCCAGTTTGCCGAAAATGCCGACGGCGCCGGCACCAAGCTGAACACGTTGCTGTTTACCTATCAGCGGCTGGCCATGATTACCGGCACCGTGTTCGTCATCGTCGACAAGCCGGCCAGCCAGGGGGCAACGGCGGCCACGCAAGCCTTGCCTTATTTGGCGTTGCGCACCAAGGATCAATTGGTCAGGGAAGAAAAGGACGCCGCCGGCAACTGGGAGTCGGTAACGTTTAGCGAGTCGCTCAACGGCAAAACCCGTTACCGAACCTTTACCCAAACCGGCTGGACGCTGAGCGAAGACGCCAAAGGGGAACTGCTGATCGAGCAAGGCGAGTACGATCTGGGCCGGGTGCCGGTCGTTCGGCTGCATAATGCCAAACCGCTAGAGCCCACCGCCACCAGCGCCGATTCGTTTTTTTACGACCTGGCCGGGCTGTGCTGGAAGCTTTACAACCTGGACAGCGAAAAGCGCGAGCTGTTCCGGGCGCAAACATTCGCGATCCTGGCCTTGCCGGTGGCGGACAATGCCGAGCGGGAAAAGTTGAAAACCCTGTCCATCGGCACCGAAAACGCACTGACCTACAACCCAACCGGCGGCGGCCGGCCGGAATTTATCGCCCCGCCGCCAGACCCGATCCAGCTATACCAGGCGGAAATCGAAAGCGTGGTGACCGAGATTTACCGGGTGGCCAATCTGGAGTTTGTCGGCGGCGTGCAGCAAAGCGGCGTGGCGCTGTCGTTCCATTTTCAAGAGGCCAATTCGGCGCTGGCCGGCATGGCCGAGATGTGCGAAATGGCGGAGAACGAAATCGCCGACTTGGTGTATTTGTGGCAGGGCCGCGAGTTCGCCGGCAATATCGCCTATGCCAGCGATTTCAATATGACCGATCTGCAGCAGGCCATCAACACCACGCTGGATAGCGTGACGCTGAATATGGGCGCCGAGTTTGACAAAGCGATTAAAAAACGCCTGGCAAAGCAGATTTTGGGCAACGATGCCGCGCCGAGTACGCTGGAAGCGATCGACAAGGAGATTGACGCGCAGGGTGACACCTACGGCGACAGGCTGGCACAACAGGCGGGGGCGGCGTGATTGCGTTGGGTCAATACCGTGTCGGCATATTAATCCGCATGGCCAGCTTTTGGGTGGGAGTGCATTGGTCGCCGTTCAACCGCCGCTTTTGCATCAACCTAATGCCCTGCGTGACGCTATGGATAGCGCTGCCCGGCGGCGAAGCGGTTAAGTCATGACCGTCATCGACTTCAGCCAAGCCAAAAAAGACCGCACCCCGCACTGCACTGCCGCCGCCCGTTGTCTGCAATGCGGTCACGAATGGACCGCCACGGCGCCGGCCGGCGTGGTGTGGCTGGAATGCCCGGAATGCAGGATTTTACGCGGCGCCTTTATCGAGCCGGCCTATCCACACGACGGCCAAGTCTGGCAATGCAATTGCGGCAACCAATTGTTTTTAATCACCCCGGACGGCGAGTTTTGCCCGGTGTGCGGCGTGTATGTTACCGAATAACGAAAAATCCGCGTGGGCACATAAACCGTGCCCACCCTACGCCGGCTACACCGATCATTGTTTCCAATTCTTTGCGATTCCTGGACGATATCGCCGGCGATTGTTTCCAAATTGACGCATGACCGACTACCCCGAACTCTACCAACGTCTGGCCCGCGAAATTATCGCCCGCGGCGAAATCGTCGACGGCGATACCTTGCGGCTGGCCAAGCGGGTGCAGTTTGAGCTGAAAGCCCAGGGCTACCCGGTCGACACTACCGACATCCCCGCCATCCAGGCCTATTTCGAC